TCACTCTTCCTTCAAGGATAAGGTGAACATGTCTAATCTTTGTCAGGAGATCACTCTGCCAACCTATCCAATCAATCACATCGATGATAAGTTTGGTGAGATTGCTCTGTGTATTCTCTCTGCAATTAATGTTGGCAAGGTAAAATCTGATGAAGAGTTGGAGGAACTTTGCGATCTTTCTGTTCGTGGTCTAGATGAATTGATCGATTATCAAAAGTATCCTGTAGAGGCAGCAGAGATTGCTACTAAAGCACGTCGTTCTCTTGGTATTGGTTTCATCGGTCTTGCACACTATTTGGCAAAACTGGGTTACAACTATGACTCTCAAGAGGCATGGGATGCTGTTCATGGACTTGCAGAATCTTTCCAGTTCTATCTCTTGAAAGCATCTAACCAACTTGCCAAGGAGAAGGGGCACTGTGAATACTTTGGTCGCACCAAGTATGCTGATGGTATTCTCCCAATTGATACATACAAGAAGGATGTTGATGAGATTGTAGAGAATAAGTTAGAACATGATTGGGAAGGTCTTAGAGCATCTATCTTGGAACACGGTCTCCGACACAGCACATTGTCCGCACAAATGCCTTCGGAGAGCAGTTCCGTTGTGTCAAATGCCACAAACGGAATCGAACCACCCCGTGATTTCTTGTCCATTAAAAAGTCAAAGAAAGGTCCTCTCAAACAAGTTGTTCCATCATATGGGTCCCTTAAGAATAACTACACTCTTCTGTGGGATATGCCTAATAATCGCGGGTATATCAATGTCGTCGCAGTCATGCAGAAGTTTTTTGATCAGGCAATTAGCGGAAACTGGAGTTACAACCCAGAAAACTACCCAGATAACGAAGTTCCTGTGTCCGTGATGGCACAAGACTTTTTGACTACATATAAGTACGGTTGGAAGACCAGTTACTATCAAAACACTCATGACATGAAGAGTGATGAAGTCAAGGAGGAAACCAAAGAGAGTTTAGAAAATTTGTTAACCCAATTAGAGCAAGCCGAGGAGGGAGAGTGTGAATCCTGTGCAGTTTAAAGTTTCTTCAGTGGAAGATACTCCAGTGACATCAATTAAGGGCATGACAGTCTTTAATACTGAACAAGTTAATACTAAAAAGCAACCGATGTTCTTCGGTAAACCTCTAGGAATTCAGAGATACGATTCATACAAGTATCCAATCTTTGATAAACTGACTACGCAACAACTTGGATATTTCTGGAGACCTGAAGAGGTCTCTCTCCAGAAGGATCGTGGGGACTATCAAACTCTCCGTCCAGAGCAAAAGCACATCTATACTTCCAATCTAAAGTATCAGATCATGCTTGATTCTGTTCAAGGTCGTGGACCTGGGATGGCATTCATTCCTTACTGTTCTCTTCCTGAACTGGAAGCATGTATGGAAGTATGGGGATTCATGGAGATGATTCATAGTCGTTCTTACACCTACATCATCAAGAACGTCTATTCAGATCCCTCCGAAGTCTTTGATAAGATTGTCACTGATGAGCGCATTGTAGAGCGTTCTAGGACAGTTACACAGGCATATGATGATTTCATTCAATCTGCACAACTGTACGGTTCTGGAAATGAGTGGGCACATGCAATGGAAGGAGTATTCTCTGCTCAACAAACATTAAATGATGTTAAGAGAAAACTCTATAGAGCAGTTGCGAATGTAAATATCCTTGAGGGTATTCGTTTCTATGTTTCTTTTGCTTGTTCCTTTGCCTTTGGTGAGTTAAAACTCATGGAAGGTTCTGCAAAAATCATCTCTCTCATTGCTCGTGATGAGAATCAACATCTTGCCATTACACAAAATATCCTGAATAAGTGGCGTGATGGTGATGACCCAGAGATGAAGCAGATTGCAAAGGAAGAAGAAGAGTGGGTCTATAAAATGTTCGATCGTGCAGTCAACGAAGAGAAGAGATGGGCAGACTATCTCTTTAAGGATGGCAGTATGATTGGTCTGAATGACAAATTGTTGCAAAAGTATGTTGAGTGGATTGCAAACCGTAGACTGAAAGCAATCGGTCTTAAACCAGTCTATGATATTGCAGCAAATAACAATCCACTTCCATGGACACAACATTGGATTTCTTCTAAAGGACTTCAAGTTGCACCTCAAGAAACAGAAGTAGAGTCTTATGTTGTTGGAGGTATTAAACAAGATGTCAAAAAAGACACATTCTCTGGATTCCAATTGTAGTGGTAATTGTAAATGTGATTGTATAGAATGGAAAGAAGAAGAAATGCTGCAGGCATACCGAGAGGCAGCTGCAGCAGATGATTTCTTATTCGGAGATGACGATTATTCTTATTTGTGGTTAGAGGAAAATGCCAAAGAATGAACTCAATAAAGAAGAACTTAAGGTTCGTGTTCTAAAATTAAAAACCAGATTATATTCAGACGGCAATTGGTACTCTGACCCCAAAGGACTTGCTCATAAATACTTGAACGAAGTCCTTGATATAATTGATGAGTATAGATATTGACTATGAAAACCCTTGGATCTATAACGGCATCGCTTTTACCAGTGATGATATTGGGGAGCACTTTGGTTTTGTTTATCTCATTACCAATAAGTCCAACTCACGACGTTACATTGGTCGAAAGTATTTTTGGTCGTTTCGAAAACCAAAAGGGAAGAAGAGAAAAGTAAAATCTGAATCTGATTGGAAAAAGTATTATGGGTCTTGTCCAGAACTTAAAGAAGACATTGACAAATACGGCAGAGAAAATTTTAGTCGAACTATCTTATCTCTACATAAAACAGCTGGCAAAACAAACTTCGAAGAAACAAGACAACTCTTCGTCAACGGAGTCCTTACAGAATCACTTGACAAAGGAGTACCAGCATTCTACAATAGCAACATCCTTAACAGGTACTTCAGAAAAGACTACTATGATGGAGACTGAAGACATCGTTGCTTATGTTAGACAATGGGCAATTGATGCGATTGATTCTAAATCGAAAGTAGAGGAAATCTATGATCAACTAGCAATCATTGATGAATTTCATGAGTGGTTGAATCCTAAAGAGGACCTTGAAATTGTAAGTCTTGACGAAATCTCCGAAGAGGAGTATGATAGTTACGTTGATGGCATCGAAAGAGCATAATCAACTGCGGTAGTTCCCTTCAGTAGGTTCAGAACTAGCGGCGATCAGGAACCTACATAAGACTCAATAGCTCAGCTGGACAGAGCAACTCTCTTCTAAAGAGTCGGTCGTAGGTTCGAATCCTACTTGAGTCGCCTCGCGGAGTTAATTCAGTGGTAGAATGGCTGCCTTCCAAGCAGTTCGTCGTCGGTTCGAATCCGATACTCCGCTTCCCCTTCGGGGGACTTTATTCCCCTGTGGCGCAGCGGTAGCGCGAGAAACTGTTAATTTCCAGGTCACAAGTTCGAATCTTGTCGGGGGAGCCACGGGCGATTAGCGCAGCGGTAGCGCAGTAGATTTACATTCTATTGGTCGGGGGTTCGAATCCCTCATCGCCCATGATAAATAAATCACTTGCTTTGAATTGGATGAAGAACGATGTTAGTAGTAAGATGCAAAGATTGCAACAGAGAGTTAACTGGAACAACTAAAACACAAGTCTGCGGTTGCTCCAATCAAATGACCGTAAGAGGAGATAGTGTTACAGCAGTTGACTTAAGTAGAGTAATTATGGTAAACTCTACAAAGAAAGAACAGAAGAATGTTCTTTCATCATCAGATCTTGCTTACCAAGAAGCAAGAAGACAACGCAAAGTTCGTAAACTGGACTTTGATGTCCGATAACACCCTGGAAAGGTGGTCGAGTGGTTGATGGCTCTGGTCTTGAAAACCAGCGATGTGAAAGCATCCGTGGGTTCGAATCCCACCCTTTCCGCTTTTTATTAAGTTATAATACGCAATCCTTAAGAAATAGTGTATCATCTATATACAAATATATGGAGATACCAAAATGACTCTCTATTATGTTCTAATGCTGACAATGGTCGCATTAGTGATATATGCTGGGTATGATGAAACCATGAGACTAATTCAGTACATGGATTTACAAATTCGTTATGCTGGTATAAGAGTTCAACTGAAGTGGATGGGTTGGAAACTTAAGAGACAACTTATTAAGGATACAACCGATTTTAAGGAGTTCCTTAAGGAGTACAACAATGGTCAATAAAGAGCTGTCCGATCTCTCTGTGGAGAGAAAGGAATGCCCCAAGTGTGGTGCCACTTGGTTAAATGGAGAGCACTATTGGTCTGGTACAGCAAAGAAAGGAAATGAACTTGATCTTGCTGGTTTAGTTTGTAATAATCATGGTGATGATACTTGTATAAACCCTGCCGTAGGTAAAGAAGGTGGAGTGACATGGGAAAAAAGATTGATGGAGTTAGAAAATGACCACCCAAGTAACTAAAGAAGAAGTTCAGGAGATGATCGATGCAGCAATACGACGCCACAACCGTAATGCTTCTATCATTAGTATGTGCGTCGGTTGGGTGGTTCTTGCTTTATTTGCTGAAGGACTTTTAAGACTTATTGGAGTAATTCCTCCTGTAATGCCATGGTTAAACATTACCCTGAATTAATTGGTATTGTATTGTTATTAGTATTTGCTGCCACAATGTTTTATCATGGCACAATGATTATGAAAGGTCATCGTGGATATAGGCATTGTGAAAGAGACCAAAAAAAGTCTGAAGACATGCGTAGAAGAATAGAAAATTTGCTTAAAGACAAATGAAATCACTCATTCTAATTGCTTGCTTCCTACCACTGGGTATCATCTACATAGTAATGAAACTCTCGGTATGGATTGCAACTGTCGAAGCTGAAAGAACCTATGTCAGAGAAGATGCCAAACGACCACATGGACCCTATGTGGACAATGCATATGCAGACGTTGACGAAGAGGATGAGGAATATGGAAGTAAA